TCTAAGGGCGTCTACTTGGGGCATCCCCCCCCCCTAATTGCCATTGGTCATGTTGATTGCGTTCACGTTGTTCCACCAGTTGACATCCCACACGTATGGTCTGCGTGTGTTTCCGAGTTCCCAAGCGGAGCGTACTCTTATTACTGCCCAGTGCTCAGTGTTAAAGGGGTCGCAACCAGGGAGTGAGGGGGGCTCTGTGTAGGTCATGAATTTGTAAGGCTGCGTAGCTGGTGTGCCTTGTGCAAGGTATAGCGTGAAAAATACAGTGTCTACCTCCGTTTTTTGCATGGAGGCATCGGTGATGTACTCTTGTTTCCTAGGGACGAGTACGTGCCACTTTTTGCCGTCTGGGTCCCCTGCTCCAGTAGCGCTGTGATGATTGAAGGACCTTCGGCTTACACTTCGTTGCCCCGGGGGAATGCCCAGGCTGCTCCTAATGCCGAGAGGGTCGAGAAGGAGGGGAAGGTTGATTTGGAGTACATAGTATGTTTTCCAGTAGCAATTACTGCTTTGGTAAGGTGTACCTGCAACTCCAGAGCTCGCTGAGCTCGGTTTTGCAGCGGGATTGGGTGGCTGTGCCTGCCAGTAGTACTCGTCAGCTGGCCAATCGCTTTCTTTGCTTGCAGACGGGTTGCGGCAGATTGCACCAGTCATAGGGAGTTGCCCCCAAAGGGCTTGGCCCTTGTCATCGCGGTGATAAAAGTAACTATCTTGTGTTAATAGGCTTGCTACTGGTGAGAATGCTTTTGCTGATTGTGTAGCCATAACAGCGAAAGTTGTCTTAATATGCCTGAAAAGTTGCCATCCTCCGAACATTTCACCCATGCTCTCCAGAGTCGGGATTTGCGGGCTTGTATAGTAGCGGTTTACATTTGGAGGGTACATCAAGAGCAGTGCCCACCTCCACCAGTCTGCAGGTGAAGCAGACTCTTCTGGTGGCCATGTTGCGGAGGACTTTTTCTTTTCAGGGGGTCTTGTATAAGGCCAGCAGTCGCTGTTAAGTTTGTTAAAGCCATCTATGTACTGTGCTGCAGGGATCGGCCCCCCCAGTTTAGAGTAAGCATCGAGTGGTAGGCAAGCGCGGAGGAAGTCACGAAATGAGACGGTGATTTTAGAGACCCGGCAGGTGACAGTGTGTCCCAGGAGGGATTCATTAGTAGTGTCATAGAATACGCGTGATACGGGTACATAAATTACGCCTTGAAAGAAGACTTTCATGCGAGTGTTAGGATTAGGTAGTCTTACCACGTAGGAGCCGGGCCTTGGGTTGAAGAATCTCCTCTTAATGCCGCGATGAAAGCGTCTTGCGGATCTAAGTCGAAATTTACGGGCTCTATGTCTGCGAAATCGTCTTCGTCTCCTGTGTACCCTCCATCGTCCTCGGTAGAAAGAGTAGAATCGTCCGCGAGGTCGTCTTGCTCGTCTTGCCATCTTACAGTCTTGCGGCGTATATGAGGAGTTGGGTTGCAAGGTAGCGTAGTTTTCTGTTTTGCTCGTTTTCCTTCACTGAGCAGTCTACCAAGATCCTTCTCCGTTTGGCTGCAGGCATCCGTAAGTCCAGAGCATTCTTGGAACCAGTGGCTTCTGAAAGATCCACAGGTGCAGATCTCGTCGTGAGTACGCGAACAGTTGCGGAGCCAGGTAGCGATAGTGTAATTGTAATTGACCCGATACCAATTAGGATCTCTTTCGAGACTGTCCCACCCAACGCTGACGAATTTGTTACTTGCTCTGACGTCTCCATAGGTCTTCCGGATGTGTGCTCTGGGGCTTGGCGTGACAGGAGTTTGTGGCGTAGAACCGTTCTCGTGTATAGGTGTGCCATGGCTGTTAAGAGTCTTGCCCGGTCCTCCGGCTCCGCTGGGCCCACGTTGCCCCTCTTGCCTAAACGGCAATTCACTGCCCCCAGCGGGTATTGAACACCCAGGCTGTGTGTCCTCTACACCGCCGGAGAGCATACCTACTGCCGACCGGTAGTGAACAGCTAGTTATAGAGTCGAAAATCCCGCCCCGGATTTCTCGGGAGGAGTCAAGGCGGAGTCCACGGTGATTGGACAGCGCGCGATATGACGTACCCCCCTGTACGCGTGACGTACCCCCCTGTACATGTACAGGGGGCCCCCCTGTACATGTACAGGGGGCCCCCCTGTACACCCCCCTGTACAGTACAGGGGGCCCCCCTGTACACCCCCCTGTACACATAGCTATCTCTGTGTACAGGCTCCACTCTTTGGCGGGGGGCCACCGGGGGGCCTCCGGCCCCCCGCCTTCGACAAATCGCGAGCGACAAGCGAGCGATTTGTCCATCTTGACTTTTTGCTTTGCATGTCGCGCGCGGTGATGGAATAGTAACAATTCGAACCGTTTAAGCAGCATTTTTTATTAGTGTTTAAGCAGTCGGGGGGTCCGGGGGGGATATCCCCCCCGGGGGGGGGGGGG